CAAAGGATATGGATTTATTGAACAGGAAGGAAGTAAAGATGTTTTTCTTCATGTATCGGCTTTGGAAAAAGCTGGAATTGATACTTTACAAGAAGGAGAAAAGATAGAGTTTGAGATGGGGGAGAACAAGGGAAAAGAAAACGCAATTAACATCAAAAAGATTAATGATTAAAATATACCAAAAGAAATCCAACCCAATAGCAAAGGCAGTAAGGACTCCTAAATACAAACAAAAAATAGTAAATAACAAAACAATATATAATAGGAAAGATGAAAGTGGATGGACACCCACAAAAGGATTACTGCAAATGCTGAAAGAAAGCTAATTAGCCAACAAATTTTTTATAGAAATTTAGTTGTAAACCAGTTTAACTATTGAAAAGTTTTTAATATATACCATATATTAAATAAGCTAATGCCATGATGGGTTAGCTATACTTAACTCGCTTACAAAGGAGTAGTACAATGGGCGACTTAGACATATTAAGAAATCATTTTTTAGGGTTTGACAATGATTTTTTTTCGGATTTTTTCGTTAAAACCCCCAATACTTATCCCCCTTACAATGTTGAGGAAAAGGATGATAAGGGTCTTATTGAATTGGCCGTAGCAGGATTCAAGGAAAAAGACCTAAAAGTGGAAGTAAAAGACAATCTTCTATCCATATACGGATGTAAAAAAATAGATGATAAGGATATTAGCAAGTTATACTCAATTCATAGAGGAATAGCCAGCAGAAATTTCACCAGAAGATTTAAACTGCATGAACATATAATTGTTAACGGTGCTAAATTGGAAGATGGAATGCTTAAAATAGCGTATCATCGAGAAATTCCGGAATCTGAAAAACCTAAAATTATAAAAATACAAGCTTAGTACATCATTTTCTGACTATCCTTTAACATTAACTTAAATACCCCTGCATAGTAATCCAGCATGGATGCTATAACAGGGGTATTTTCGTATTCGGGGTTCCATTTATCCATTACTTCCATAAAATCGGATGCTCTAGCTAGCTTTGTTTCTAGAACAAGCAAACCCTCGGATGTAATTTTTACATCAAAACTTGCTATTGTCGTTGAAGTTACTGCCATTATTCATTCTTGGTATCTCCCATTTCTTTTGACGTATATTTCTTATTAAACTTTGAAAGACTTAAATTACTAACATCCTCTCTAAATTTCTTTACTTTTTCCTTTTCTAATTTTCTTACCTCATCATCCTGTTCAAATATTACGGATGTTTCCTCCGCTCTAGGTCTTTCTGTCATTTTTATCTCCCTTTGTGTTTGTATTTGTAATTCAATTCCTCTTTCAACCAATTCAAAAAAGTCACTGTGTTTTTTATTAATGAATATACCATCTTCAAACGTAATCTTCCAGTCGTCTTGGTCAATATCATTTAATTTCTGTATTCTAACTATTCTTTTTTCCATCTTTTTTTTCTCTTTCAATAAACACATGCTTTGACGCTTTTAAAACTTCTTCCGGCCATATGTTCATGTTTGCCGCTACAGTACGCCTTTCCCCTCCGCCAAAAAACGGATAAACGGAATGTTGCATCCAACTGGGGAAAAAGTATATGGTTCCTACCAGCGGTTTTAGTGTTACGTGCTGGGGAGGTCTTAATAGTTCAGCGTCCTGTCTTGAACCGCCCGTAGCCCCGTGATAAAAAGTTATGAATCCGTCACAGTTACCCGATGCATTAAATAAGTTATTTACCACTTCGCCCGGAACGTCTTCTATCTGTTTTGGTACTTTTGTCCATGTTGAACAGGAAACTCCCGTAACGGATTTAACTCCGTGTGCGTGAATAGGATTGTAATCACCCTCGTAGGAATGAACAGACCATATTTCATTTACTTCTGCAGCAAGTTTTGAAAATCCCGTTCCCGTTGCTTTCGAAAATAAGTCTATGTAACCCAAAGATAAAGTACAGCACCATTCCGCAAATTCCTTAACTTTAGGGTCTGCCGCTCTTATGCTAAGTTGCTGACCCCTTTTAATCTGTCCAACCAAACTTTTTGCGTGTGATTTCCTGTTTTTATCTTCCTGTAGCTTATCCAAATACTCATTTAGTGAATCCACCATTCTTTTCGGTACTGATGCCGCCATCAAATAGGAATTTGCTAGGGGTAAGAACTTTACTTTTAATTCATCTTTTTTATCTATCATTTTTATTCAAACTTTTTATATGTTCCGCCGTTTCTCTCCCTCTTCTTTCCCCCTCTGATTCTTTTTTTGGCTCATTAAATTTAATTTCACCCGCTATAGCACTATAAGCAGACATATCCATGTAAGTATCCTTACTTATAGCCCCTAGTTTGGTTCTTGCCACTTTTAATAGGCACATAAGTATTGCTACATCATGGGGAGATATAGTATATTCCAGATAAGCTGACCATAATCTAGCTATATTTTTATGATTTTCCGTTTTGTCACCATAATCTATTTGTCGTTGCCCACTAGCTAATTTGGTCGCTTCCTCTAAAAAATCCTTTGTTTTCATATAGATATTAAATCCTGTAAAGGAACCAAGTATCCTTTAGATGTTAAATTATCTCCTCCTACAACAATACGATAAGTACTATTATACACCCTTTTACGCAATCTGTCAAGAGGAATTTCAATAGAAAATAAATGTTTATCCTTTTTATCCACAATCTTGAAAATCCAGATACCGGCCTTACTCGTTATTATACCGCTTTCCTTCTTTCTTGACTCAAATTCCACGAATGCATTACCTGTTTTATAAGCCAATCTGTCAGTTTTTAACTCATAATTCTCACGGGATTTCATTACAAGCTTTTCATGTTTCTTTCCATACTTAAAATCCTTGTTAAATTGTGTAATGGAAAAATCATGTGATTTTAATTTCTTTATTGTTTTACCGGTATTTTCTTTTACAGTAGATTTCATTAGTGTTTTTTTCCTATGTCAACTTTTGTTACCACGTCATCATCAATGTTGTCCATCGTTGGTGATTCACCTTTATTCTGTATATCAATCATCTTATCCATAACAGCCATTTGACCCAATGAAACAAGCCTATCCAAGTCCGTATCCATCATTTCCATGATGCCTTTTAAAACGTAATAAGAGGGGCTTATAGGCTTTTTAGGGTCAGTTGTGTCATAAGCCATCACATCAAATCCACCCGAACTATCCTCTATAGGTCTCAATACAAGATAGAACCTGTCCGGTAGTAAAGATAATTTTTCCGCTTCATCTAAAAATCTATTTATTTCAACCATGTTTTGGGTATCCTTTGTTCCGCCCACAGTATGCTGTTTTTGTCACACCATTTTCCGTAGGTTGTTTTACTTGATTTATTGAGCTTGTTATTTGCATTAACAAATAAAAACCGTATATCAAATTCGGGATTCTGTTCTCTAACAAGAAGGTGTTTTTGCCTGTCTGCTAAATCAAAAAATCCCTTTGCTTCAATGAATATATTTTGTTTAGGTAGATAAAAATCCGGAGTATACCTTTTAATTTTAGGTTGGTATGCAATGTACTGTAACTCATATTCATACGTAATTCCATTTTTTATCAACCAATGTGCAACCCCCCTTTCAAATTCCGAACGGAAGCCCTTTCTTTTCATATAATAGTTGTCATCCTAAATCTGTTTATTGTTTCCAGACATTTGTTAAAAACAATGGCTAAAGTAGGGGCTTGTTTTTCTAGTTCTATTATAGCCTCGTTTACATCCACAGATGGTATAATTACTAGTTTTCCCTGCTTTAACCGTAAATATAGGGAATCAAATTGATTTTTAATGCATTTTGTCGTCTTGACTACGTTATCTTCTCTAAAATACCCGTCCTTTCCTATTGATTCACGGGTTATAATTGCGTGGCAATTGTCATTGTTTCGCATCCACTCTACTTCCTCTCCCCCACCCTCTCTAAGCATATTTTCCGTGTATACCCAAACAGTATCCTTATTTGTTAGTACATCTTCCTTTTTAAAAGGTGATGTTAACCACAATACATTCATATATTTTTAACCTCCATATTTTTCAGTTTATTATACCATACCATAGGTTTTGATTTTGCCTTGGATGTCACTTTTTCATGTAGTACTGCCTTCGGCCAGCAGTGTTTTTTAAAATCACAGTACCCACAAATTCTATCCAGCAAGGTATTTCCCGTCTCTATTCGTATTCCTTTTTGTTTTCCCGATTTAGGAACATAAGTCTCCTGTATTTCATGAAATAACTTTTTAAATTTACTGTTTGATTTTAAAACTTTAATATTTTCACTGGCTGTTCGTAATACATCCTTTCTATCCTCCTCTTGATTTTCGGGTGCTTCGCATACCGCAAATTCCCCTGTAACTTTATTAACTGCTATCCAACCGCCAAAAGGAGCGTTGTCAGCCTCACCATATAAATGACCTTGCATAATATAACCAAAAGGGTCATCATTTTTTATTTTATTGTAACTACCAAATTCACCAAACTTACTTATAAAACTA